TAATGCTCTACAGACCATGTAGGAAGTGCTGCTTGTCCCCCACCCGGTCCTGCATATACTCCAAAGTTACCACCAGGTACATTAGGGGGTTGGCCAACTGGATATGTAAAAGGTCCGGCGCCATCTTCATTTGAATAAGAGACAGAAGCTACTTCACAACTTCCAGGAGCATTGAACCATTCAAATATTATAATTGCTTGACCTCCAGGTATTCCATTCTGGCCAGTAATACATTGTTGGTAAGCATTAGAACTTTCAAAATTGCAATTGGTTTGTGTTATGCTTAAAAACGGAATAACACTTACTAATAGTAATAACAAAAACTTTTTCATATTTCTTCTTCTGATTCTGTTGAGTTAGGTCGTTTAAATATTTTACCTGCTTCTGCAATACCAAAACATCCTAATGTAATCCATAAGAATGAATTGTAAATGAATTCGTTAACATGTAATGGATTCCCCATCCACCCAGTTACGATATCTGCTACTGCGAATAATACCATTACTGCAAACGAAGCAAATCCTACTACGCTTTTTTCATTGATATCATTTTCGTCTTTAAAAATATTTGCGAATGCCATAAGCTTTCCCTTTAAGTTTAAGAGTAACCTTTTCATAATTGCAACCTTTTATTGTTTATAATTGTTTTAACATTTCTACTAGTTCTGATTGTGGAAAACAATCGAATTTATCTTTTCTAACATTGGTATGTGTCCACAGTCCAAATTGTTTTGCATTATATGCATCTGTGTTAAATTCAAATGCATCTTTTGGATGAACTCCTTCTTTTAATAGTTTTGGTAGTCCATTTTCCAAATCCATTTTAGGATAAATATCACGTAAATGAAGAATCAAGAGTCGTAAACTTTCAATTTGTTTGTCTGTGTATGCGTGCCAGTACTGATGTCCTCTGAATTTATATCCTAAATCACAAACATATTCTGGTTTTTGTAAGATACCCAAAGTTGTTAAGTTCAACTCCGCCTGATAGTTTGGATATTTTAAAATTTCCTACTTTTCCTAGGTGCCAACCTAAATAATTGTTTGGAAAACATTCTACTACAACGCCGTCATGTTTAGTTTTACCTTTAACATTACTTCCTCCAATACAATATTGTGTAGCTACTCGACCTCGTTTGTCTTTATTCCAACCTGCTACTGTGTTATACGGGTTATCCCAACCAGCAGTGTGATGCAAAAAGAATCCTAATGGTTCTATTTTACCATAATCTCGTACATACTCGTCTTTATCTAAGTATTGACGTTCAATTACTAGCCCGTCTTTAGTAGTGTATTGTGATTCTTCTGCTGCAGCATCACTATCAGTATCAATACCGATAGCTTCCCATGTTTTAGTTCCAACTATACCGTCTGCCGTTAATCCGTTTTCTGATTGAAATCTACGTACTGCTAATTCTGTGTTAGCGCCAAATATACCGTCGGCCGACAATTCTAATGCAGTTTGTAACTCTTTTACGTGTGAGCCTTTACTGCCTCGTTTTAATAACATACTTATCCTTTAATAATAAATATGTATTGTTTAAGATTACCGTTATATTTTTATTGATTGTTTTTCCAAGACATTATATAGTCTGATAAATTTAATTTAGGATACCAACCTAAATCAATTTTTGCATCTTCACTTTCACAAAGAGTATCTCGTGCTTCACCTGGCTTCGGAAGTTTATACTCCGGATTAATACCGAACATTTCAGCTACTTCATTAACAGAATGATTACACCCTCTTCCTAATTCATATGTTTTTCTATATGCTTTATCCGAATGCATTCGTATTAAACCGTCAACAATATCATCTACGTGTGTGAAATCTCTACGCTGCTCTCCATCTCCATATATTTCACAAGGTAATCCTTTTTCGATATTGTTGATCCATCTACCAATCAATGTTGTGTATCCTCCTTCAGTTAACTGGTATGGTCCATAAACATTGTAGAATCGAGCTATAGCAAACTTAAGTCCATAATTCACTTCAAACATATGTAATATTTCTTCTCCTGTAGATTTGCTAAATGTATACGGGTTACTATATTGACCTGCGTGATGTGACGACGACCCCGCATAAATTAATGGTATACTAGATTGTGCACACATTTCAGCAATCTTCATTGTTGCTAGTGCATTGGTTTCAAAATAACTAACAGGTTGATTGAATGACGGTTGTATTCTAGCAATTGCAGCTAAATGATATACGACATCAAATTTACTCCAATATGATTTATGTTTTTTATGTATTTCTGTTATATCTAACTCAACATACGTACAATTTTTCTGCTCGTTTTCTTTTAAGCCTGTTGAATAATTGTCAATTGATACTACTTCATAACCATCTTTGAGTAGTCGTTTTATTAAATTTGTTCCAATAAAACCAGCTCCACCTGTTACTAATGCTTTTTGCATACTATTAAATTCTTTTCATATGTTGTTAAATCGTTTATATGAATTTTTAAATTGCCTAATTCAAATTCACCTATCTCTCCACTGTCTTGTATTATTTCAGATAACTGTTGTATTATTTGCATATCTTGTTGAGTAAATTTATCTCCATTTATTTTAACAGTAATATTATCTTTAATAACATGTTTATTTGGATCATATCCTTTAACTCTTTCATCTATATTAAATGAGCTATATTTTTGTTCTTCTTCACTATATAAAACAAATTCTTCTAAATCAACGTAAAGATAATCACACCATGGTTCTAATGCTTGTATTAATTGTATATAGCAATTTTCAACTACAATACCTATTTCATATTTAGGTGGTACAATTGGTTTCATGTATTCATCATGTTTACAATAGTGTCCCCATTTGCGAATAAATTCTCTAGTTGATTTTTGATTTTGAGCTAACCATTCATCTGTTTCTCTATTCTTCATGAACACTTGCCCATCAGGATTTCGTTTTGCTCCATCGGCAAATCTTGAGCCTCTACAAGTCATATGATAAACAAATCCTTCCCATGTTTGAATAAATTCAACACCGTTTAAATGAAAGCGATTGAATATATCTGTATCTTCTTTTGATTGAGGAGCAAATATAGGATCATGTCCTCCTATTTCTTGAAAGTCTTTTTTCCAAAAAGCCCAAGGTGCAAATATACCTTCGGTAGTAAATGGCATATTAGGGTGAGTCAGTCTTATGTCTTGATCTGTTTTTACATATTCTAACAATCCTTCTTCATTAAATTCCTCAGGTTCAATACCAAAATCTTCTAATAACTTTTCTGGACCATCTGGGTGTAATGGTGGTTCAATTCTAGTAAGTGATACTATTCTACTCTCTACTACAGGCTCTTCTGCAGTTCCGTACATATGTTTTTCAATTGCATCTAATGCACTAGGACATAAATACATATCTGCATGATAAATCATACATATGTCATTTGTCGCTACTTCATTAACTAATGTATCATAAAGTATTGTATGGCCTAAACGGGTTGGTCCTTCATTTCTAATTGCTTTGAAATGAGGATCTTTTGCCATCATCTCTTGACACCAATCCCAAGTGCCATCTTTATCACTAAAATCATCTGCTACACAGATTTCCACTTCATGATCTCCTTGATTTTTTCTTATAGAATCATAAGACCATTTAAGATACTTTAAATTGTTCCTGGAAGGTTGTATTATTGATATTTTCATAACTAATTTCCTATTCTATCAAATCCAGACAATGTTAAATCATAACCTGGTTGTTTTGGTTTATTTCGTAACTTGAATTTTCCTATTGTTTGTGTAGTATCATTTATACTATCAAGTAATTCATAATAATCTTCTACACATCCATAGACTTCTTTTCTTGCAATATAATCATGTATAAATATTATAGACGTCGACTTTAAATACGGAATAATTTTTTTTGCACATAATCTTCTTGCCCGACCATCAATTAAAACAATATCAAATTTTTCATTGAATGTATCAACAACATCAATATAGTCTTTGAACATATCATATTCACTTTGCCGGTCGTCTGTATTCGGTTGATTTTGTTTAATAAATTTATATGTAACATCATTTAAT